AGGCATCGTATCCGATGAGACCTATGCGGCGCTTGAAGCCGAAACGAAGGACTCGAAAATCAGACTTGGTGACTTGTCCACCGACAAATATGTCAGCGCCGACAAGTACAAGGACCTTGAAAAGCAGTTGGGTAAGGTCAACAGCGCATTGACCGAGAAAACAACCGAATACGATACCCTCAAGGAAAAAGCGGGCGACAACGCAGAATTGAAGGCAGAAATTGAACGATTGAAAGAGGAAAACACAAACACAGTAAACAGCCTTAAGGCCGATTACGAAAAGCAGTTGAAGCGTTCAACCGTTATCAATGAAATTCAGAACAAATATCACCCGAAAGACGTTAACGACATAATTCCACACATCGACATGGAAAAAATCAGCGTCGAAAATGATAATATTGTCGGTCTGACCGAGCAGATAACGCCTCTTACGGAAAGTAAGGCATATCTTTTCGGCAACGAACCGCAGCGAAATAAGAGCGGATTGAAGCATGACGACAAGGATTATGACACTGCAAGACTCGAAGCGGCTTTCGGAATAACGAAAAAGGAGTAATGAAACATGGCAAATTCAATTGCACTTGCAAAGAAATATTCAACGATGCTTGACCTTGTGTATAAGCAGGCATCATTAACAAGCGTTCTTGACGGAGCGCAGGAGCTTGTCAGGGAGGGCTATAATGCCAACGAAATGGTAATTCCTATCCTCGACATGAACGGTCTTGCCGATTATTCACGTAACGACGGCTATGTAAACGGCGATGCACAGCTCAGGTATGAGACTGTAAAATGTAACTTCGACAGAGGCAGAATGTTCCAAGTTGACGAGCTTGACAACATTGAAACAGGCGGCATTGCCTTCGGCAGATTGGGCGGCGAATTTGTGAGAACAAAGGTCGTTTCCGAGCTTGACGCTTTCAGAATTTCCAAGTATGCGAGCAAGGAGGGCATCTCAAAGGATTATACGACCTCAATCACCACGGGCGCAAAGGCTATCGAAGCTATCAGAACAGCCAATGACGCCATGGATAACGACGAAGTACCTTATGAGGGAAGAATCCTTCTCGCTACACCCGGTATTATCGGCTCTATCCAGGATATGGATACAACCAAGTCGAGAGAGCTTCTCAGATCTTTCTCAGGTATTATCAAGATGCCCAAGAAGAGATTTAACAATAAGATCACTCAGCTCAGCGGCACAGGTGATTATAAAGAGGGCGGATACAGTGTTCCCGAGGACGCAAATCCGCTTAACTTTATGATCATTCACCCGTCGGCTCTTATTCAGTTTAACAAGCTTGTAAAGCCGAAGATCATCAGCCCCGAAGCAAACCAGAACGCCGATGCATGGAAGTACGGCTACCGTCTTGTTTCTATCGCCGATGTTTATGCAAATAAGCTCGCAGGCGTATATGCAAGCGTTAACGGTACCGCACCGACCGCGAGTAATACATAATGTATCAGTTCTATGTTGAAGAGTATCACGGAAATAATATCGACAAAACCACGTTTGACCGCTTATGCGTGGAAGCAGAAGCTTATGTTGACGCTCTGATCACGAACCCCGATAACCTTAAATATGAACAGATTGACAGAAAGCGCAGGCTTGCCGTTTGCGCCGCTGTTGACTGTTTATATGCGGAGAGGGAAACGGCGGAACATAGTATAAAAGCGAGCGAAAGCGTCGGCGACCATTCGGTATCGTACCGTGATACAAGAAAAACATCCGATGAATACAGCTCGGAGCTTAGACAGAAAGTAATGCTTTATCTGTCGGGCACCGGGCTTTGCTATTCGGCTTTGAGGTGATAATGTGTTTCCAAACACAATAACAATCTATTCCCATTCCTCCCAAAACCTCAAAGATATATATACCCGTCAAGTCGTATCGGGTGTTTACTGGTACGGCTCGGTGGGTATGTCCTCGGCGAATAAAGGCGTTGAAAATGTTTCCGATGTAAAAATCATCACGTCGCCCGAGACTACAGCCGAATACGGTAAATCGTGGACGGTACACAACGGTGACCGCATTGTAAAGGGCGAGCACGGCGATATTGCTACCTTTAAGGATTTAAACGGTGAGCAGGTCATAACGGTAACGTCGGTTGCGGAGCATATCTGCGGCTCAGAGGTTGATAATATCACGATCGGGGGCAAGTAAGATGTTTACGGTTAAGATTGATGTAAGCGATGCTGCAACAATTTTGAAGAACCACGGATTAAATCCGGGCGGAAGAGTGCAGGCCTTTTTTACAAGCGAAGTAATGAAAAAAGCTGATCCGTATGTGCCGTTTTTGGCAGGTGCATTGAAAAACTCGGCCCGTGTGTCAGAGGATAAATGTGCTATTATCTATGATGCGCCGTACGCAAGATACCATTGGTTCGGTAAGCTGATGGTTGACCCCGTGACGGGAAAAGGCGCATTTTACAGCCCGTCTTACGGATTTTGGAGCAGACCCGACGTAAACAAAGAGAAAACCGACCGGGACCTTAATTACAACGGTGCGCCGTTAAGAGGTCCTCGGTGGGTAGCGCGGTGCTGGATTAACGAAAAGGAAAACATAATCAAATCAACGGAGGCGTTTATGAGAAAATGACAATAATCGAAAGCGTAACAAGGTTTATTATGAGTTGCCCGTTTTTAAACGAGCTGGCGCGTGTCAATGTTGATTTCCTCCCAGCTGACCCCGACACATACTCGGTCGAAGAAGTGCCGTCGGAAACGATTCGAAAAAAATATCTTGACGGTTCGTCGGAAAGGCAGTTTATGTTCACCTTTGCGGCACGTCTCAGTTACAGCGATGAGGTTCGCAACAACATTGACAACAGCGGATTTTTTGAGGACTTTGAGGAATGGTTGGAAAAATGCACGGAGACCGACAATCTCCCTGAATTAAGAGAGGGCTTGACGCCCTTGAAAATTGAAGCAATTTCAAGCGGCTACCTGTTTGATATATCGGGTGATTTGAAAAATTCCCGCTATCAAATACAGTGCCGCTTAATTTATGATAAGGAGTGACTTTAATGGAAAAAGTAAAATCCAGTAAGTCGGCGGTGCTGCTTAATATCGGCACGGCGGCATCACCGGACTACAAGCGTATCGGTAAGGGCGTAACATCATTGCCGATAAGCTATAACCCGAAAACCACAACCGAAACATACGTTGACGAGGACAATGCGACAACCTCGGTTGACAGTTACGAGATTTCTTCGGATATCGAACAGACTGCAATCAAGGACGATCCGATTTTTGATTATGTCGACGGAATAAGACGAGGATTGAAAACGGGTTCGGATTGTGAAACAACCGCAGTTTTGGTTGATATTTACAACATGAACATTACAGACGGTTCGGGCACCGGCAAGGGTCAGAAGTTCAATGCAACAGTAACAGTTTCCGATTTTGATCTTTCAGGCGGCGAAATCGCTAAAATCAAGTATAAAATCGGATTTAACGGCGACCCGACAGAGGTTGATGTAACCGTCGCAGGCGGCGTTATCACTGTCGGAGCAACAGCATAATCGGGAGGGGGCTATATGCTCCCTCTTCTTTTTATAGGAGGATATTATGGAACAGTTAAGGATTCAGCGTAAAGATCTTTATGAAATTCAGGTCAATGACAACGGAGATACGATTGTTTTTCAGTTGGGTGACCTTGAACTGCCGTTTAAGCTTGACAAAGCGTTTAACGACGTCAACAAGATACAGAATGACCTGAAAACCCGTCTTATCATCATTGATAAGCAGAAGGACAGCAAGGGCAAAAATGACCTTATGAGCAGAAATCAGCGTGACAGAATGAACGCATGGAAGAACGCATACAGCAAGATGCGCACGGCGATGGACGGTTTCCTCGGCGAAGGCGGCTGTCAGAAAATTTTCGGCGACAGCAATTATCTTGAAATGTTCGATGATTTGTTTGATGAGCTTGACCGTCCGCAGGCTGACGGAAAATCTCACCTTGAGAAGATGAGGCTTTCCGACGAGGCCATTGTCAAGAGAATTGAGGACAAGTATAAGAGCGCAAAGAACAAGCAGGTGATTTAACGTGTACCCTACACACGCAGAAATCAACGGTGATATTTATCCGATAAACACCGATTACCGTGTCGCAAAGGAATGTTACGAGATCATCAATGATGATACCATATCTGATCAGGAAAGAGCTTTAGCGGTTATTTATAAGCTTTTCGGCTTTGTTCCGCTTGAAAA